CCATTCATACGACTCTGGTAATCTCCACGAAGCAGTCCGTCCACGTTAAATTTGATAAAATACTTCTTCTTCTCTTCCGCAGAAAGTAAAGAGCGCACCATTGCCTGCTCCCATCGGGATACCCAAGGGTCAAGTGTATATTTCACAAACTCCAAACTTTGCTGCTCTATATTAGAAAAGCTCGACTTCTCAAGGTCTCCTACCATGTGTGGAGGGACTCTGAAAATTCGAGCAATTTCATTGATTTGAAACTTCCTTGTTTCAAGGAACTGTGCCTGCTCCGGACTAATGGAAATCGGCGTATACTTCATCCCTTCTTCCAGAACGGCCACTTTATTTGAATTGGAACTACCACCAAAGGTTTGTGTCCAACTCTCTCTTACTCTTGATGGGTCTTTTAAAGTGCCGGGATGTTCCAGCACACCACTTGGTGCAGCTCCGTTAGCAAAAAACTTAGCTCCATACTCTTCACAGGCAATTGCCATACCGATAGCATTCTTTGCCATAGCAATCGGACTGTATCCGACAAGACCATCAAAACCAAGTCCGGGAATATGCAAAACATCATATGCCGCCAACTTTACAGTAGAGCCTTTCATGGTAGGAGCGTCATCGGTAGACATGTGATACTCATAATAAATCTGCCCTTTTTCGTCCCTATCCACATTCATGCGGTCCGGCATAAGTGGGTATAGTGCTATCACTTCCCCCTTACCGTTTCTGATAATCTGTGCATAAGCATTACCCCAAAGTAAAAGGTGCGTCATCAACACCTCGCGAAATGTATAAGATGACATCTCCGGATTTGGTTCATCGTGCAATAAAAAATACAGTGGATGGTTGATAGCCTTTGCTTTGCTACCGTCTCCGCTGTATTCATAAAAATGAAGTGGCAGACTGGCCACCGCCTCCGATAAAATACGGACGCAGGAATAAACCGCTGTCATCTGCATGGCACTTCGTTCATTTACACGTTTCCCACTTGTAGAATTACCAAGAAAAAAGCTATATGCACTTCCCGCAGTTCTGTTTGTAGGCTTATCCCGTGACCGAAATATACCATTTAAAATTCCCATAGGACACACTCCCTTCTATCAAAAAACAAGCAACCCTCTTGTGTCATATACGCTTTCACTCGTATCGTTGCCACAACGGATTGCTCTATCCAATGCCATAATACAGGCAATGGCTCCATCGATTTTTTCTGTTGATTTGGCCTTATCGGCTTTAATGTTTCCGGCCGGGTCTGTACGAATATAAATGTTATCCATATTCCATCGCAAAACCGGATGACCTCCATGGGCCAACTTCTGTTCAAAGGTCAACTTCATAAGTTCCTTGGTCGGTGGGGACATGGAAGCAAATCCCTGTCCCATTGGAACAACCGTAAATCCCATACCCTCAAGGTTCTGAACCATCTGCACTGCTCCCCAACGGTCAAATGCAATTTCGCGGATGTTGAATTTCTCCCCCAGCTGCTCAATGAACTTCTCTATATATCCATAATGAACCACATTTCCTTCGGTCGTTTTCAGATATCCCTGCTTTTCCCACACATCGTAAGGAACATGGTCTCTTCTCACACGTAACTCCAATGTTTCTTCTGGCACCCAAAAGTACGGAAGGACTACATATTTATCATCCTCATCCAGTGGTGGAAATACCAAACAGAATGAAGTAAGGTCTGTGGTACTTGATAAATCCAAACCACCATAACAGACTCTGCCACGCAATTCTTCTTCATCAACTGGAAAACTGCATCTATCCCATTTTTCCATTGGCATCCAACGAACCGCCTGTTTTACCCATTGATTCAAACGCAACTGTCTGAATGCATTCTCTTCACTTGGTGTCTGCTTTGCGCTTTCACAGGCATCACGCACCTTATCAATTCCAATGGTTACTCCTATGCTTGGATTTGCCTTTTTCCAAACTTCCGGGTCAGTCCAATCATCCTCTGGAGCGGCCCCATAAACAACCGGATAAAATGTTGGGTCAATCTTTCTTCCCTCGATGATATCTAAGGCCTTTTGATTCATTTCATAGCAAATGCTATTTGTATCATTTCCCGCAGTAGTAATGATAAAATGCAGTGGATTTCTTCTGGCATCTGATGTTCCTTTTGTCATCATATCGAAGAATTTCCGGTCTTTTTGCACCCACAGCTCATCAAACACAAGCCCCGACACGTTTAGACCTGATTTGCTTCCAACTTCTGCAGATAAGGCCTTGTAGTAGCTGTTTGTCGGTATGTATCTGATTGTTTTTTTACTTCTGCTGATTTCGCATGTGGCGTTCAAGCTGTCGCATAACTGTACCATGTCACAGGCAACATCAAATACCAAAGAAGCCTGCTCTCTATCAGCGGCACAGCCATATACTTCAGCACGTTGCTCCCTATCCGCACACAGCAAATACAAAGCTACGGCGGCACTTAGCTCACTCTTCCCATTTTTCTTACCCACGGACACGAAACACGTTCGGAACTGACGCGTCCCATCCGGTCTTAGGATACCAAACACGTCTCTGATTATCTGCTCCTGCCAATCCATAAGTTCAAAAGGCTGATTATAAAACTCACCTTTGGTGTGTTTCAATTGTTCAATGAAAGAAACCACAAAGTCGGCTTCCTCTTTATCATAATAAGAGTCCTCGGCCATAAACCGAGACGGAACATATTTTTTTAACTTACGCAATGCTCCACCTCCTCTTAGTCCCCCACTTCTTTTACTAATTCCAAGTACGGAATTTTCTCTCCATCCCGAATTACAAATACGTTTTCTGCATCATTTGTATCTTCTACATATCTACGAAGGATAACCGATGCGTACTTTTCATCCAATTCCATCATGTAACAAATGCGATTCGTCTGCTCACAGGCCATAAGGGTAGAACCACTGCCGCCAAAGGTATCCACCACAATGCTATTTGCCTGTGTAGAGTTTCCTATCGGATAAGCAAGCAAATCCAGCGGTTTGGATGTTGGGTGGTTTTTATTCTTCTTTGGTTTATCAAAATTCCAAATTGTTGTCTGTGAACGGCCTGCACTCTTGCTCCAGAAATGTTTTCCATTTTTCATGAACCCGTACAAAATCGGCTCATGTTGCCACTGATAATCTGACCGTCCGAGCACCAGCGAATTCTTCACCCAAATACAACATCCTGCCAAATGAAATCCGGCATCAATAAATGCCCTACGGAAATTAAGGCCTTCGGTATCTGCGTGAAAAACATAAGCAGCTCCACCTTTTTCCAAGTGAGCTGCCATGTTCTGAAATGCTTTTAATAAAAAGTTGTAAAATTCCTCGCCTTTGATACTATCGTTCTGAATAGAAAGACCATCCGAACTTGTAAAGGACACCCCGTATGGCGGGTCCGTCAGAATGAGGTTAGCCTTCTTTCCATCCATTAAAGTTTCCACATCCTCTGCGCTGGTAGCATCTCCGCACATGAGTCTATGTCTACCCACCTGCCACACATCGCCTCTTTGTACGAACGCAGCTTTCTCCAAGGCTTCATTCAAATCAAAATTATCATCCTCCACATCCGATTTATCATCTGATGCAAAAAGGTCTGCAATCTCCTGTTCCTCAAATCCTATGAGCTCGATTGCAAAATCTTCTGCTTTCAATGATTCTATCTCAATACGCAATAATTCTTCATCCCAACCAGCATCCATGGCCATACGGTTGTCAGCAATAATGTATGCTTTCTTCTGAGCCTCCGTGAGGTAGTCAACAAACACACAAGGAACCTCATCGATTCCCTCTTCCTTTGCAGCCATGATTCTACCATGGCCTGCTATCACATTATAGTCCCGGTCAATAATAACCGGATTAATGAATCCGAACTCCCGAAGAGACGAGCGCAACTTCATAATCTGTTCCGGGGAGTGCGTTCTTGCATTATTTACATATGGTACGAGCTTGGCTGTCTGCACAAGCTGCATCTCGGTGATTGTTCTTCCCATTGCTTTCTATTCCTTTCCATCAATTTCTGTAATCCTTTATTGGCACCCTCCACATCTCCGGCAAGTGCCTGTCCTTTGATTGTTTTAAACTGCTGTTTTGTCAAATGCTGCTTATGCGCTTTTAACATCTGTAAAAATTCCTTCTGTTCCATTACATACCTCCACGTGCTCTGAGCAATCTAGCCATCACATCGTCCTGCGGTGTATTACCGGAAAATTCTACGGAGCAGTTTTCCTTCACAACTTGGAAAATCTGATACCAGATTTGATTGACCTGTTTCATGTACTGCTGCGACATTGCCACATAAGGCGATGCACAAGCAGAACCCGTTGTGGGATGCTTGGCTAAAAATCCATACTCCGAAATTGCATCCTCACACTGTATCCAACGGGATACGCTCATGGCATACTGTTCAATCAGCTGTTTGCTAATCAGTTTTTCACAGCCTCTTTCCTTCAGCCATAGCCACGTTTCCTTATAAATTT